AAAAGGCATTGTATTATTTATTTGACCCCATATACCATTTCCTATAGTATAGTTATCAATACTACCAGGTGCATGATTTAAAATAACTTGAGTAGGATCCATGATTGATGTTCCATCTGCATACATATTATTTTCTGGTTCCATAATATTAATCTTTAAGGTTATCTAATATTTCTTCTTCTTCTTCTGTAACAATTGCTTGCCATTTATCAAGAGGACAATCAGAAGAAAGAGATCTTGTTTTAAAAGATAATGAGCAACCACATTCATTACAACAAGGACCTGTACCTTTTACTGCACACTTTTTACCTTTGCTTGAACAGTTATTACAAATATCATTTCTCATTTTTGCAACATCTTCTACAAACTCATCTCTAATAATGGAGTTCTTAATACCTTCAAGAATTTTAGTCTTGTTCTCCCAAATTGTTTTCAGTGTTGTTTTCATAGTTATAACTTTTAATTTTTTTTCTTTCTTCTAAATCTTCATTAATCTTAATGGTTATATCTTTTAAAAGTATTAGTTTTTCTTCCATTGACTTTTTATTATGATATGCATTATATGTAGAAGTGTCATGATTCTTTACACTTTTTTCAAGTCTAAGAATTGCTTGTTCAACAATTTTTGGTTTAACCATTACATGACCTAAACCTTCAACATTTATTCTTGTATGACTTAATGATGACATTTTACTTCTTAACTCTTTATAGTAAAACTGTACTAAGTCTTCAACAAGTTTTTCATGAATGTTTAAATCTTCAGAAACTATTTTATAAATTTTACTGGCTTTCTTCGGAATCATTGCCTAAAAATTTATAATCAAGAAGTATTGTTCCCTCTGTTTGAATTTTAATATTAGGATTTAAAGCAATCATTTTTTTATTGTTTATATCCTTTATAACTAAATTCTGTTTCTCTGCTTTATTAATTGCATTTCTAACTGTCTGAGGAGATTTAAAAATCCAACCTTCTTCAGAAGATGCGTCATAACAAAAATCTGTTAATGCAATTGGTTGATTAAAACTTAAAAGTGTTAAGCAATTCAAGTCAGAATCATTAATAGAAATTTTATTAATAAAGCAATATGTCAAAATTTGGAATTGAACAATCTCCCATTTTGGCATCTTTACACGTTTCTGTACTTGATTTACTAATGCCATGATTATCCTTTTCTAAGCTTTCTTTTTGAGGGCTCTTCTGAAACTGGTGAATTTAATTCTTCTTTTTCATCATGTTCAGGTTCTTGTTGAGCTTGAGCCATCATTGCATATTGCATTTGAATACTAGTTCTTTTAAATCTTGCTTCTTCAATTTTAAGAAGAACTTCTTCATACTTTGCTTGTGCTTCTAAATAAGGCAATGACTCAGTATAAAATTGAAGCATTTGTTCTTTTTGAGCAGCTAATTCCTCAGCAGTAAACTCTCTTTCTTGTTGGTTTTCCATAATAATTTATTTATTGGTTTATACAAATATACATAAAAAGTTTAAATGTAATAGATTTAAAACAAAAAATCCAGACACTATAAGTATCTGGATCTCTATAGTTTAATTAAACTGCTATCTGTTTTTAAGAGTTAAGTTTAATATTGTAATTAAATAAAAGTCTCTTGACAAGTCTATCTCAAGAGCAAATATATCTAATGAAGAGATTCTTAATCTAATCATTAATTTGTCCCACTGTTTAGTGGCTGCTTTCCAACTGTTTCTAAATTTCATTATGCTTCGTTTTTACTGATTGTACCTTTAGCACTAAGTTCTACCTTACGGACATTAGCAGGTTGTGCTACTTTCCATTTAGTTCTTCTTGCCTGATATAATCTGGTTTTTAATATTCTTGTTACACTCATTGCGTTTCCCTGGTTTCCACCAAGTACATGATAGCAATCTTTATCTTCTCCAACATATATTCCTACATGTCCTCCACCATCTCTTTTAAAAGTAAGTACATCACCTAACATAGGTTCTTTAACTTCAGTACCCCATTTAGCCCATGATAGAGCCCACAATGGTTTATCTACTACTTCTAGTCCTGCCTTGTGTGCAGCATATGCTACTGCTAATCCGCACCAAGGAATCTCATCATTAGTATATACTTTAGATAGACCTAGTTCTTTAGCCCATCCTATAATTACAGGATTGTGTACCTTACCTACTACTTCTTTAGTACCAAGCATCTTTACTGCTTCTACTAATATCTTTGGAGACTTCTCCTCTTGTAAAAAATTATAACTCATATATCAATTTTTGATATCCTTGTAAGTATCTGATACTTTTTCTATTGTACTTCTTATTTTCTTAACTGTACTAAATACAGTCTTAAGCATGTTGTTACCTGTTATATCAAACCAATTCTCATTAATAGAAGATAACTCTATTAGAGCAAATATACATAATAAGAAGTTTGTATAGATAGCTCCCGTAGGAAGTGTAAATCCATAACCTAATGTTTTTATTACTTCATTACTAAATGGAGTAAGTGCATAATAGTCTAATGGAAATAATGCTCCGGCAAAAATATAATAACCAGCAGCTTTAAATATATAACCTCTTCTAAGTATTTTTGACTTGAATACTTCTCTATATTTTCTACCTTCTACACAGGCAATCTTTTTTAAAGAGATCAGTTTTACTATTGTATCTATAAAGATAATGGTCATTAGTAGAATTGCACACATTTCTACTGGGGCAAAGATGGAGAATAGAGAAGAGATAAGGAGAGTTATTTTAGTTTTCATGGAAGTTTACTTGAAATCAGTTTGAATAAAATATAGATCAATAAGATGAATAACACTATGCCACCAACATATGCTAGAAAGATTACCCAAGTAGGGATGTATTTTATTCTTTCTGGCTTCAATGTTTTAGTGACCACTTTAGTGTGGTATACATCATTACCTTTAATTACTTTGATTATTGGTTCTACGTTGGCTTTTGAAGTATAAATATTGTTCTGGAGTTTAGTCTGTAGTGTTAAGATTTTACCATCTTTATCTCTAAGAACTCCATTTAGTTTGGATAATACATTACCTAGTGAATCACAGTATAGTGTATCTTGTATATACAGAGTTTCTCCGGGTATTTCAATAGTGCTGTCTCTATATTCTATTATTGTTGCAGTACTGTCCTTCTGAGTACATAATGGACAGTACTTAGCTAATCTTTTTTCAAGAGAACAAGATGAAACTGAAACAAGTAATAAAAGATATATAAAGTACTTCATGTTATTTATAGTTATACAATGTTTAATACACTACCATTTCTCCAAACAGATCCTGCTGGTAAACCTGCTGATGATGTTGGAATGTTTTTAATTGATAAGTTATTGACAAATGTTGCACAATCTCTATCGGTTACTATTCCATTTCCAACAATAAATGACCTTGTATTTGTAGCACTATTAGATTGACCGCCTAGAATTCCTGAAAGATAACCACTAGCTGTATTAGATGACCCTCCTGCAATTACAGTATATGCACTACTTGCTGTATTAATTCCACCACCACCTATAGCAGCTCCAGTTCCAGATGAAGATATAGTATTACACTGACCACCTCCAAGGAATGACCAAAAATCCTGAGCATTATTTAAACAACCTCCTCCTACAAATGAACCACAACCAAAGGAGTTATTACATCTACCTCCTACAGCTACTGCAAATCCACAAGTTGCAGTGTTTTGAAATCCACCCCCAATAAATGTACATGCTCCTGCAGTACATATAGTTGGATTAACAGTAAATGCACAAGATGCTAATGTAAATGTACCACCTCTAGTATTATTACCAACACCACCAGCAACTACTGCTCCATAAGCTAAACATGCTGAAGTTACATTACAAATATTATTACAATTACCACCACCTATAAATGCATCAATACCATTACTAAGGTTTTTAATACCTCCACCTATATTTGCACGTAAAGCACACGCTGAATTACAACATCCTCCACCTATTGCACCATATCCAGATGAACTCCCAACTATATTAAATCTACCTCCAGCAATAGTTCCCATAGAACCATCCACAGTATTACAATATCCTCCGGAAACTGTTCCATATTGACCTGGTACACGATGTTTAGAACCACCTCCAATTGTAACAGCTACTTGACTAGCAATATTATTAAAACCACCTCCAACGCTAGCATAAGCAGCTGTAGCACAGTTACATTGTCCTCCTCCAACTGCTGTATAAGTTCCAGATGCTGTATTAAAATTTCCTCCTAGAACTGCTGAATAATTATTAGATGCTGTGTTACTAGCACCTCCACCAACTCTTGAACCAGTTCCCGTTGCTTGCATATTAACACCACCACCTACTGATGAACCAAAAGCATTTGCTGTATTAGAACTTCCTCCACTTACTACTGCCTGTTGACCAGATGCCGTATTACCAATACCACCACCAACTGCTGTATATAAACCTGTTGCATTATTATTAACACCCCCAGGTATTACAGCATAAGAAAACTGAGCAGTATTACTATTACCACCGCCAACAGTAGAAAATACCCCACTTGCTGTATTTATACATCCTCCACCTACTGTAGTATTACAATTTGTAGCTCTATTTTGAAAACCTCCTCCTATTGTTGAATATATTCCAGCAGTACAAACAGTAGGAGCTACTGTAAAAGCACATGATGCAAGTGTCCAAGTACCTCCCGTTGTGTTATTACCAATTCCACCACCAACAACCGCTCCATAAGATAAACAACCCGATGTTGAGTTACAAGCAAAGTTACAATTACCACCACCAATAAATCCATCAAATGAGTTGTTTATATTACATAATCCACCTACAACAGATGAACGAAGTCCTGATGTTGTGTTATAATTTCCACCTAAAATTCCTGAATATTGACCAGATGCTGAATTACGACCACCTCCACCTATTATAGTACCAGAAGCTGTTGCATTATTTACAAGACCTGTAACTACTGCACTTATAAAAGCTGTTGCAGTATTATTAGAACCTGCTCCAATAAAAGCATAATTACCACTTGTTGTATTACATTGTCCTCCAGCAATTACTGAAAGTCTAACAGAAGCAGCATTATTACACATACCTGATAGAGCTGCAGTACAATTTCCAGATGCAAAATTATTTGCACCACATCTTATAGTAGAACCAGTACCTGATCCTAGAACCATGATTGGAGCAGCACCACCGGCAGTATAAGGAACAAGTAAACCATTTGTTGAAACACAAACTCCACATCCACTACAAGCTGCTGCACTAACTATTGTTAAGTCATTAACAAAGGTTGTACAAGCTCTATTAGTTGTAATATTACTACCTACAATGAATGATTTATCAAGGCATGCTATATTACCTTGACCTCCAAGAATTCCTGAAGATGAATTATTTACTGTATTAGCATAACCTCCAGCAATTACTGCGAAAGTACCACTTACAAGATTAGAATAACCACCACCAATTTTTGCACCATACCCACTAGCTGTATTACCAAAACCTCCACCAATTGATGAAGTATGTCCAGAAGCACTGTTACTAGCACCTCCACTTACAGTAGATCTACAATTTGTAGCATTATTATTATTACCACCACCTACTGTTGTTGCAGAGGCTGTTGAACGATTTTGATAACCCCCACTTATTGTACTTGGACAATGTTGTGCGTAAGCACCACTTCCTGTATAACCTGCTTGGTTACCATAACCACCACCAATTGTGTGTGTTGCAAAATATGCAGCTTGATAACCCGAAAATGATGTGGTAATTAAATTAGATCTACCACCTGCAATTGTAGCAGCTACAGACCAGTTATTATAATCAGATGAGTATGTACCATTGATGTTATTACCTTGACCACCACCTATTGTGGAATATTGTAATTGTCCATCTGTAATTGAATTACTAGCACCACCTACAATTACAGTAGCATAATTACCAAAATTATTATTACCAACTCCACCTCCAATAAATCCTTGCTGTGTTGAATTAGTATTAATATAACCACCTGTAATAGTTGCATAAGTACCACTGGCTGTATTACCTCTACCTCCTGATAAAGTTGAGTAAGCACCACTAGCTGTATTACAACAACCACCACCAATAAATGATCTACCCCCAGATGCAGTATTATTTCTACCTCCGCTTACTGTTGAAGCATAATTACTAGCTGTGTTACAAAATCCACCCCCTACAACTGTGAAATTATTACATGTTATATTATTACATCCCCCTGATATTGTAGAAAAACTACCTGTTGCCTTATTTTGGAATCCACCACCAATAAAAGAAAACTGACCTGCATTACAAATAGTTGGTGCAGCGGTAAAACAACAACTTGCCAATGTCCATGTACCTCCTGTAGTGTTGTTACCAACTCCTCCTACTACTGTAGCTCCTAAAGAACAACATGCATTAACTGAACTAGTAGCATTATTACATATACCAGAACCTATAAATCCAAACAATCCAGATACTGAGTTCTTTTGACCTCCAACTATTGTTGCTTTTGCTGCACTTGCAGTATTGCAATAACCTCCGGAAATAGTGGATAATTGACCACTAGCTGTGTTTCTTGCTCCACCTGTTATAGCAGAAAATGAACCTGATGCAGTATTATTACCACCACCGGCAATAACTGCTGCACCAGCAGTTGCTGCATTAGATGATCCAGATAAAGCTGATGAACAACCTGCAGTAGCTGTATTACTAACACCACATCT